CAATTTACATAACCATATTTTTTATTCATATAGTTTGTATACAAATTACAGATTGCTCTGTTTGGATAGGGTCCAATCTTAATTTTCATATTTCACTACCTTTACATTAGTTTCCTTGCCCTTGAGGCGCCACACAGTTGCAGCCTGTTCTGCCTGTTCAAAGGTTTCGTATAGTTCGGGCATTAGATCCCAGCAGTTATCCGTTTGCTCGGTAACGTAGATCCAGTCACCATCACCCATCCTAACCATTATTGCGTACATTAGTAATCTACCTCTTCGAAACTTTCCTTAATGTATGCCATATTGTATTTGGAAGGATAGTGTTTCAACAGTCTACCTGCTTCTTCTCTAACTGCTCGTGGCACCCGTGGATACTTCTTGGGATCTCGCAAGTCCATTAGGAATTGTTCAACATTTAGTACTGCATTAGTTCTTTCAATTGGTAGCGTCATACCTGACAATCTCCTCCAGGGTAGTAATAGTTGCCAACCATATTAGATAGTTCTTCTCCATAGTCCTTGATGAACTCTCCGTTCTTGACCTTGTAGAATTCGTATCCATAGCCACGTACATATGCACGGCCACCATCGATGCTCGTGCCATTGTCAAACTTCTTGAAGTCGTGATGGCTCTGGCTGTAATACAATCTATCATCAGGTCCTACTACCATTGCGAATTCAAGTTCCTCAACAACATCCGCATTGCAGATCATCACGCAGTCACGATACGTATCGTGATATAGACCGAAATACCTATTGCCAAACTCAGGGTGAGGCTGGGCTCTGTAAAAAATATCAACGGGAACGTCACTAGCACGGAGGTCACTAGTGCAAACGTATCGTATTTCGCACCCGTCCTTTTCTGTATATCTCTTGATAATTTCATCAGTGTTTAGTATCGGGCTGTGATGTATGTTCATACCCTCACTCCGCTCAGTCCTGCTATTACCTTGTATTGTTCCCAGGCATTCTTTACTGCGGGACTTGCTTCGTCGTCCGGAACAAAGCATTCCATCCAATAGTAAGGAAGTCTAGCAGGATGTGCCTTAAACTGTCGGGGTTGATGTATCTTACCATCATCATACATTTCGCACAACAATTTGCGCATGCCTTCCTCGTGTTCTTCCATGCCAGCCCATTCTGGATTGCTCATGCCACCATATAAGTATCCGTCCCATATGCCCTTCCAGTGTGCATCATTGTGTGGATTCAAATCGGTGCGAGCAATGATAACTAAAACATCGTTCTCCTCGACCTTGCCTTCCCATACGTCACGAAGGCACCTACTGAGTGATAATCCAACTTTCATTTAGTCTCTTTAGACTAAGTCTTCTGCTAGTGGGAATATATCCGCTATAACTTTCGCACAGGCGTGTGCGATTTCCATGTGTTCTTTCTGTGTTCCGTTTGCGCCACGCAGTTCAATGTAGTGAATCCATGAGCGCAGTGTTCCATTCATATACAGCCTTGTCTTTGTGTTACCTTCGGGTAATACAGCACGGGCCTGTTCCTTGGCAATGCCATTATCGATTGCCCATTCATATGCCTTCTTGGCAGCATCAATCACATCACGCTGATGGTTTTCCCACTGTGCGTGTAACTGTAAATCATCCGTCTCGATTGAATTCTGCCTATTCTTTTCATCCTGCAGTCTTGCGTCCCTAATGACAAACTGATCGCCAAACTCCGCAGGATCCGCATAGCGTTGGCTAAACTCCTGGAATGAGAACGAGCGATGGCGCACAATTTGATGTGCGATATCACGTGTGGTATTAATTTCCAAACAGGCACTTACCATCTCAAGTGGAGACCAGTGTGCGTGTTTGATCAAATACTTGATTAATTTCTCCGATGTTTCCGAATTCATTTGGTTGCTTGGATTGCTTACCCTTGCACAGTATGCAATCAATTCCTGGCAGTTATCAAGTCCTGTACCTTCCGGTGCTGTACTATAAGAAACTAATTTTACGTTTGGTTCCGTCATTAGAAGTTTGGTCCTTTCATATCATCTTCTTCTTCAATTTCGCATAAACTTTCCAAGTGCTTGTAGTGTTCGTATGCCTTTTTTAGTGCTTCAAATTTTTCCAACTTTGCTGGATCCGGCTGTAGTATTGCCATTCTCTTTTCCATGGTGTCCATAAAAGTCTTTAGGCTTCTATTTCCAATCTTGATATCACCTTCTTCGGGTACTGAAATATCATTACCCCAATTACCATAATCTGGATCAGAGATGCTGCCAGTGTTTATCGTAAATGTTCCTGAATTAATATCGGATGCGTAATCGTCACTCATGCTACCATCATGGTCACCCATGGTGACAGTGCTGGGTATTGCAGCACTGTCACTATATGTATAAGTTGGATCAAGCGTTATTGTGTAAGGCTTGTCGTCATCACCCATTTATCCACCCATTTTCTCGGCTTTGCGAGCATTCTTGGTGTCAGTGATTTCCTTGCGTCTTTCCTTGATAGCCTTGGTCATTTCCTGTAAGGCTTTTCTAGCGCGAGTTCCTGCTGCGCCATTACCTGCTTCAAATTTCTCATCTTCTGCTAGGAATGCTTCCATTGCAGATTTGATTGCTTCTGTATTTGACATTATTTTTTCTCCATATTAAATGTCATGTATTTAAACACAACACTATTATATAAGCCTTAAACGCGGTTGTCAAGAGCAAGAGTGGTTAAATATGCATATAATGAATGATTTTACTCTAATACCTTTCCAAAATATAGTCAAGTTTGGACAGTTTACCATGCTAGATTATCCACTTTTTAACGTAAGTTGGATACTGGGAAGGTTCTGTAACTATAAGTGTTCCTACTGCTGGCCATATGCAAACACGGACAAACCGGATCACCAAGAGTTTGAAATATATACGAGAACTATAGACAGCATTAAGAGCCAGGCTAGACAGAATGGATTTGACAGATTTCATTTTTCATTCAGTGGCGGTGAGCCAACTGCTTACAAGCGACTGTTGGATTTGATAGAATACTATGCGGAGGATAACAGTCCTTATCAAAGCATACACATGACTACAAATCTATCACCAAATGAAACTTGGTGGTTGAGATACATTGATAAGACAAGGCAGTTAAGCCACAAGAGTCTCACGGCGAGTTATCATGCGGAGCATGCGGATGAAACTGAATTTGGTGACAAGTGCCTATTCCTTATGGAGAACAATATAAATGTTACTGTGAATCAGGTAATGGTGCCCGCACTGTTTGATGAATACTATGAGAGATGCCAGCGATTGTGGGACAGGGGAATTAACGTTACCCTAAAACCTCAGAGCAATGAAACTGCAAGTAAGATAGTTGATGGCTATACCGCAGAACAGATAGAAAAATTAATGGCACAGTTTCCAAACAGATATATTGATGGCAAGCAGTTGATGCAGGTGAGGCTGGAAGACTCTAAAGGAAATGAATACGGAATTGATCAAGCGGAAAGAATGAATGCATTTGGTTTCAACAAGTTTAAGGGTTGGACCTGTAATGCAGGTTATCAGAGTTGTGTGATAAGAGGTAACGAAGTCAAGCGAGCATACAGTTGTTCAGAACAACCAATAGGAACACTCACAGAAGGATTTAGTTTGTTTGACACTCCTAAACCATGTGTGACAGAAACCTGTGTTAGTTCTGCAGACTCCAAGATACCAAAGGCCAAAGGTCAAGCATGAAGATTGATATACAAGATATAAAGTTTTGGATGGACGCTATTCGTAACAGCGATGACAGAAGCCGTACCTTAGAAAGTTTTTGGGGAGGACAACTTCAAAGCAAAACGTGGCTGGTTGAAACTTTAGAAAAGACTAACAAGTTAACCAATGCTAAAATTGTAATACATGGTGGATGGAATGGTGTTCTAGCCAGCATGCTGTTTAACAGCGATATAGGAATAAGCAAGATTACTTCTGTGGATATAGATCCTGCATGCGAGGAAACGGCAAGAACCATAAACAAACGACAGGAAATGGAAGGTAGATTTAGGGCAGTTACAGCGGACATGTGCGAATATGAGTATGACGAGCATCCTGACATAATTATAAACACCAGTTGCGAACACATCACCCAAACGCAATATATAAAGTGGTTGAAAAAAATACCGAAAGACTGTAAAATAGTATTGCAGAGTAATGATTACTTTGAATTGGAAGAACACATAAACTGTTCTAAAAATATTTCACAGTTTGCAAAACGAAGCAAACTAAATGTTATGAAGAAAGATAAATTAGAGTTGCCAAAGTATACTAGATTTATGATAATAGGACACAAGGAATGATGGATCCATATCACATAATAGCACAATACGGGGATCACAGCCAAATGGACGTATTCGTGGAACCGGAAAAAATTGTTGATTATACGGAAAACAATTTTGAATACGTTAGATACAATCCACGCAAGGACATAAACAGATGGGGACTCAGCGTTACCAGCCTCGACGGCGGGCTTAGTGGCATACCCGACTTGGACAGTTTACTAGAATACAACAAGGAAAACGGAACAGCATACAGTGAAAGAGACTTCAAGACTTTTACTGATGTGTATAATAACAGCCCGGAAATACAAGAAATAATTGAACCATGGAAGGATCACATATTTAGGACTCACTTCCTAAAGTTTGGTCCGGGCGGATTCTTTCCTCCACATAGAGATCCTAACTATCACACATTTGTATCAGACAGTTTTAGATTGATAATGCCTCTAAAGAATGTCAATCCACCCTACTTTAATTTTGTGCTTGAGGATAAACTGCTGCATTGGCAGCCAGGAAGAATGTATTATCTTAATACTAACAAGATGCACTATCTGTTTAACTCCAGCATACATGACAGTTATTGGCTGGTGCTAAATGTTGATTTGAATGAACACACCATAAGAGAAACGCTGAAGAGGTTCCTACAAAAATAATGTATTCACTAGCAGACATAAAATCAATTCATCTTGAGGTTACATCAAAGTGCCAGGCAAGATGCCCAATGTGTCCAAGGCGACTGGCGGGTGGTCCTCTGCTTGATAGTTTGTATCTTGAAGAAATTACATTGGAGCGTTTTAAGGAATGGTTCAAGCCAGAATTCATAGCACAACTAAATCATCTAAACATGTGCGGTAACTTGGGCGATCCACTGTTGGCAAAGGATACCGTAGAAATATTCCGCTACTGCAGGGAACACAACGAACACATGACCCTACAGATGCATACGAATGGTAGTGGTAGAAAAAAGGAATGGTGGGAAAGCCTTGCTGAAACAAGGGTAAAGGTTGTGTTTGGCATAGATGGGTTGGAAGATACTCATGCATTGTATAGAATCAATACC